TCATATTGTCAGGTTTGTAGATGCGTCGGCTGTGACTGTGAAAGACAGTTTGGTTTTAAACCAGCTTAAAATTTAGATAATCGTGCAAAGCCTACCACACTTATGGTATAATATATTCATAAGGTGGGGAAGGAATAGCCCAAGCCCACAACTAGTAGAGAGAAACAGGTATGTCTTCACCCGTAGTCATTCGAATTAACGCCAGAAAAATGCAGGAAGTAAAGTCTCTGCACGCTGATAATCGAAAGATTGCTGCGATTAAACTTATTCGGTCGAGTGGGGTAGCTTACGTCGATGGTGCAGCAATGGAGAAAATTGGGCTAAGGGAAGCTAAGCACGCGCTAGAATACGAAACTAGAACGCTAGACCCCGCAATCAGACCTTGCGCAGTGCTGTCAACTTTTCCTCGTATTAAAAAGATCGTTCTTGATATCGGAGAAGACGCTGATATTGAATGTGATCTTGATGGACTACAGCTTCGTTTGCTTAATGGACTAGACACTTTACCTCTTGGCGCTTTAGGTCCAGCTATGGACCTTATGCAATATCTTCGTGACTTTGAAGCAGAAAACCACAACATTTCGGATAAGCTATAATGTCATTTATAATGATAGTGCTAACGCTATTTTCTATCTTGTGGCTTTTTGGCGCACAGTTTAGGGACTTATTTGCTTTGTTCGCAGGATACGTTTTTGCGATTGGCTTAATCTGGCTACTCTGGGTTGGCGCAGTCTATTTTATACTCGTTAAGCCTTTAGTTACGTTTTTTGCTTAACAACATTTGTAAACCTTTAATCAAGATCTTATTATAAAAAAAGGAGACTTATGACTATTCAACTTGGCTATGCATGTATCAACATGACGCTTCAAAAAAATGAAAAAGTTCAATGCAACCGTGGTATGATCAAACGTACTTTCAAGGCTAAAGGCATCGAATACGCTAGCGAGCTAGCGCTTATCAACGTCAAAGGTCTAAAGCGCGTAATCGAATGGAACAATGCAAACGATGTCAAGGTGTACCGTATGACATCTTGCTTATTCCCGTGGTTTTCAGAGTATGATATGTTTGATTTACCAGACATCGATCAAATCGCTGATGTCATGGCTCAAGCAGGCAAGATTGCTATGGATGCAGGTCAGCGTCTAAGTTTTCACCCTGGCCCATTCAACGTTCTTGCTTCGCCTAATGAAAGTGTTGTGCTAAAAACAATCAAAGAACTAAATGATCACTCTGCGCAAATGGATCTAATGGGTCTTCCTACTTCTCCTATGGCTAAAATCAATATTCACGTTGGTGGCGCTTATGGCGAGCATGACAAAGCTCTAGCTCGCTTTTGTAAAAACTTTCTTCGGTTGTCCCCCGGGGCGCAAGCAAGGCTTACTGTCGAAAACGATGACAAGGCTAACTTGTATTCTACAAAGATGCTGGTAGAAGGTGTATCTAACAAGGTTGGTGTGCCTGTTGTGTTCGATAGCCACCACCACGATCTTGGTCCACAAGATCTAGATTATCACGATGCGTTTTATCTTGCACGGCAAACGTGGCATGACAGAGGTGCCAAGCAGCAGTGTCACCATTCAAACAGTCGTAAAAATTATGAAGATGAAACAGTGAGTCGGGTTGCACATTCAGACTGGTATTATACTCCATTCGAGTATTACGACGAAGATGTTGATGTTGTGCTAGAGTGTAAAAAGAAAGAGCTAGCTCTTATGAAATACAAGCAAGATTTTTTGTTAGAGCAATCTAATGCTGCATAGGAAAAGAAACATGAGACAATCGATAATTTTAGCAGCAAGCTTTAATCTTTTACGCCGTAAAACAGAACCAGATGATGATCCTTGTATAGCATGTGGCTGTACACCTTGTGATTGCGGCTGGGGTAACTATTAAATGTGCGCGGGAATAGCTCAGTTGGTAGAGCACCACGTTGCCAACGTGGATGTCGCGGGTTCGAGTCCCGTTTCCCGCTCCACATTTTTTTTGAACAAATCGTTAAATGCTTTTAGAATTGTGTAACAACTTAAGGAGTTAAATTTAAGTTATGAATTGGTTTACTAAGATAAAGACTATGTGTGGCTTTGGAGAAAATGCAAAAGAAACTTCTGGTGTAGAGACGCCAGAGGCCTCGCCAGATCACAGCAGCATGAGAGTGGCAGAACTTAAGGCCTTAGCAAAAGAAAAGGGCGTGAAGGGGTACTATAAGCTTAAAAAGGCTGAACTTATTGAGGCGTTAAACAACAGCTAGTATAAATAGAGGAGGCTATGATGGCAACAAGCAGAAGTATAAAAAGAGCTGCTGATCGCAAAAGAAAGAAAGAGTCAAAAAAGGCAATGGGCGCCGTTTCAAATAAGCTAAACAAAATGCCTAAGTCTTGTGACGAATGCGATAAGCCGTTTATAAAAGGTGACTCCGCGTGTCTAGAATGGAAGATAGCCGTATACGATGATGGGCCTGTGAATCTTGTATGTCCAGACTGTGTACCTGAAAGTGTAAAAAGCCAGCTATAGTCTTTTCTATATCTTTAAAATACTTATGGGTGTGAATACTAACACTCGCATAGTTATAGAAGATGACTTTAGCGCTTATTATCAGCATCATGGTTGGACTAACCTTACTGATACCCATGTGTCTTTTAAGAGCCAAAGAGTCAGCTTCATCGCTTAAAAAGAATAGACAATTTTATAAGGAAGTCTCAGAAACCTTAGCAAGGCCTGAGGTTTCTATAATTGTCCAAAGATTAATTTTTGATGAAACTTTCGCTGTAGAATCTAAGTCTTCTAAGAAAAGAAAAATTCTAAAGCATAACTTACTTCTTACTAGACTTAAGGTAGTTGTGCCTGATGATAACGTCCGAAAGGCAATACATGCGTTTATCTACAACAAGCGATCAAGAACTAGAAAAGGATAATCCTGAATGGATGAGGGAAATGATTGATGATCCTGATGATGCGATAGTTAAACTTTATCGAACTGATAGCTGGGTTAGAAACTTCATGGTAAACTGCTTCGATATTTACGGGGGCCCTAAATATTTTCGTAGTTGTGCTAGCGTTGATGATGAGTACTACTACACATTCGCATCTATGTTATTAGTAATTGCAATGAAAGAGATGCGCGAAGATTGGGAAACTTTAAAGTCTGAAGAAATTGAGCCGATAGAAGCTGCCTATCAATTTGCAGAGATTTACTTTACCAGAAAAGGAGAACACTTACTACCTCCTTTTGGACATGGTGCAGCAACAGATTTAAATGATGAATATGAATATTGAGAGATAGATTATGAACTTTTATATTTTGACATTTTGTGCGGTATTTTCGGATCCAAGCTTTTATATGAGCGACTATCGACAAAAGCAAGTTTGTTCTTACGCCCCCATTGTATTGGAGGCTGCTAACGCAAATAATATAGACCCATTTTTACTCGCAGGACTAATCACTGTTGAATCTAATTGGAAGAAAAATGCAGTAAGCAGCGCCGGCGCATGCGGCCTAACTCAAGTGATGCCAAAATACACAGGAAATATCACCAAAAAGTACACATGTGATCAGCTTAAGAACCCTAAGACATCAATCTTTGCAGGTGCAAAAATATTGAGCTGGTGGATTCGTAAGTACGGTAATGGCGATATCCCTACAGGATTGTGCGGATACTATTCTGGTTTTAGATGCAAGCCTAAGATCAATAAGGGCGGCGCCTTTTACTACAAAAAAGTATTAGCTCAAAAACAAAAGATACAAAGCATCTATAATGTTAAAAAGGCCGGTGCTAATAACGCACCTGAAAGTGAATGATGGCATTTGCGAACTTTAACGATCATAGTTTTTTTGCTTCTCACAGGCTGCAGCGATACTGTTGATGTCGTTGCAGACGCGTCTTCTCCGTCTATAATATCCATAGACGCGGCTACCTTTCCTGATACACAAATAATAGATATCATTACTCCAGATGCGTATGTTGATCCGTGTATCAATATATCCAGTGGTGATGAACTATTTTGTGAGTGTAAGCCAGAATGTTGTCAAACGCAAATGTGGTATTGCCCGCCCAGTGGGTTAGGA